GTTTCCAGTGAAGTACGGAGATTTTCCGTACGTGTCCAAAATAACTTGAACGTCTGGTTGAAGCTCAGAGAAAGATGAAATATCAAAGTCAATAACGTAATCCATCCCGTAAGACTTTCCAATCCATTGCGTAAACTTCTCTTCAATCATTTGCAACTGAGGCATAATCACATCAGTAACCAAAGCCTTTTGAGCACCTTCCAAATTGGCATACGTAGCATTCGAAGTGAACAACACAGGATTCACTCCCCACAAACCGCAAAGCGTTTGCAAGTCCATGTTTTGAGAGTTAATGATATCCATTGCCACAGGACTCAATCCAATCGCATCGTAACGCAAAGGAATTGAGGACGCAACGATTTTATTAAGGTTTTTACTTCCATTAATTCTTTCGTCAATCCTTTCGTCCATTTTTGCCCTTTGGTCAGGAGATGGCCAAAACTCAGGGTTATTTATGTTTGGAGAAATAATACCTTTGGCACCTCCGTTTTGGAAAGTCTTTTGCTTTGCCTCAGTCGCTTCGTTGTTTGCTTGCAAGGTCTTTAAACCAGCCAAAAGCGGAGGCATACCTCGAAGCTGCGCTCCATTCAAATCCCAAGTAAGATTGGTCGTTTTAATGTGCAATACCTGATCGGCTGGAATCTCAATATTTTGGTCTCCAATAATCAATTTGTAACCTCTCACAGGCTCAAACAAACTTCCCGCTACAATTTCAACGTAGTTGGACGGCATTACATACATTTCCTTAATCTTGCCCTTATTGAGGCCATCTGCTGGGGAGAATCCATAAACAAAGATTTCACCGCTAGTATTGTACCAGGTTAGCATGGAGTCAAGAAACTCCGCCCAAGTTTGCATTGGGTTAGGATTCTTAATTAGCTGACTTACAGGGTCAGAATGATTAACGTCGTCTAATTCCTTTTTTCTAAACGCTATGCTCTGAATTCTGTTAAGCTCCTTTGAGCTATACTTTCCGCCTCTGTATTTCTTTGCCGCTTCAGTTTCCTTGTAAACGTAAGTTGGGCACTGCTTGCCCTTCTCGGCTATTTTTCGAATAATCGAATAAACTAAGGCGTTTCCCTTGTAACCTTGATCAATAAATGTTTGCTGATTTGAGTCATACCAAACAACAAGCGTTGAGGCCGTAAATTGACCATATAGGATTTGATTGAGTAGATTTACATCGGGTCTCTGAGGCGTTGAAATAACGGCAGGATTAATGTAATTCTGTAAAGCCTTTAAGAGCATAGCATATTCGTTTTAACAAATATACCTATTTATTCTTTTCTAAAAATGTAAGTCCGTAAAACCAAGTTATTACCATAACAGCACGAGCGCTCCAATGCCATGCAATCACGTTAAAATCCAATACTACAAAAGCGATTAAAACGTATGTGATAAACATCAAAATAAGTGAGGCGATAGTTTCTTTTTTCATATTGAGAATTCGAAGTTGTTTTTTACCATTAATTCTGTTAATCCCCAAACAAGCGCATCCACTCGATCGGGCGATTTTCCTTTGTCGGGATCAAAGGTTACCATTTGCGATTCTAGAAGCGGGAAACTTCCAACGTGATAAATTAAGCCTTGTTCATACAACGAGTAAACGGGCTCCGCTCTTACGTATTTTCCCTTAGTTGCGGTAACTAGCTTTATTCTGTAGTTCGTTCCTTGCGACTTCAACACCGCTTCGACCATGTCGCCGCCTTGGTTCTTTTCAGCTACAATGCAATCCGCGTTCCAACGTAACGCCGCATCCGTTGCAACCTTTGCCCAATGATTCGGGCTATATTTACCGCTTAAATCCTCCAAGACATATCCAAAACCTTCATTGTCTTTTCCTACTACAATTAATCCCGTTTCGTCGCTGTTCATATTTGCAGTCGTCGCGGGATCAATCGCCACTATTATTCTAGTTAGGTTCGGCGCTTCATTAATTCGGGCCTTTCCAATTATCGCGCGATTCCATAGCATGCCGTCCGCGTCATCCAACCATGTGCCCAAAAATAGATGCTCATATCTTGCGCGGTTTTCTTTCTTTGTCTTTTCCGCGGCCTGTATGAATGAATCGGATAAGTTTTCTTTATTATCTATATAGGTCGTATGAATATAGGTTGTATCCGTTCGCTTCTTTTTTACAAAGTCGTTATAAATCCAATGACTTTTGTAACTCGGATTCATTACCAAAATAACACGGTTATAATTATCCTTTGCGCGTATTGAAAGGTCCACTTTGTCGAATACGTCGGGATCGGTTAATTCCTCGGCCTCATCAATTACCCAAGTAGAAAGTCCGGCAATACTTTTGAGATTTGCAGTATTAACACCTGAACTCGTTTTGATTCCGCGGAAAAGTATTTTTGATCCCGTTAATTTATTAATGATTTCGGATTGGGTCACTTCAAAGTCGTTAACTTTTCCCATTATTTCTATTTTATCCAAAAATTCAGGGATAATTGATATAAACGCGGAAACCAAGGTGTAACGCGTAAATAATATCACGTGTCCTTTATCATATGTAAGGTTTAACAGAAATAAAGCCAAGGTCCACGACTTACCAGAACCTCGGCCGCCTGTGATAAGATAATACCTTGTTTCGGGCTTCTCATAAAAAAGCGGCTTGTAATCTTCTAAAAGGTTGATCATTTAGAATATTTTGTTTGTATCCTGGTTATTTAAAGCTATTTTTTCCACGGCCTGGAAATCCAGCGCCTGGAGTTCGTCCGCCTGGAGTTCGTCGTCGTCCTGGAGTACCTTTGCCGCTTCAATCGCCGCATTTCTACCAATCCATTGGATCGGAGGCGCTATTTTTTCGCCGTTGCTGGTAACGTCAATTTGCTGCTTTGGTAATCCAAACCGATAAGAAAGCCAAAGTTTTAAAGCGGCCGTATCACCTTGCTCACATTTGTAAAGTAAAGCCTTCCATATCTGATCAGGTACACAAAGCGCATCCATTTGTTCTATCAACTTGATTTCCTGTATTTTAGGCTTTCTTCCAGCGCCTGGTCTTGCGCCTCCATTTTGTCCCATGTTCCTACAAATATTTGTAAAACTGAAATAAACTGTTTATTCAGTCCTAAAGGTAATTGAAAATAAATAAAAAATAATTAAAAATATTATTACAATGTATTGCAACTTACAAAGCTTTGTATTATCTTTACTTAACAATTAGAAACAACAACACTAAAACACAAACGACATGACTACTTCAAACAACACAACCGCAAACAAAATGAATGAGAATACTTTGGCAAACCTTATCGCCTTTGGCATCATGGCCGTAATTGTAGTAGTAGGCGTAATTTACGGAATTCAGTTGGACGCTATCGGTTATTAATCATGAAGAAAGCTATTAAAAAAATCGGATTAGTACTTTACTATATAATCGCATTACTACCAATATTTTTCCTAGGCTACATGCTAGGCTTAAAATTAATCTAAACACAAACAACAATAAAACACAAACAAAATGGAAACTTTATTAGGCAACGGAAACAGCAAATTACAGAAAACAGCTAAAGAGTTCGGCGTTAAAATTTTTAACTTTTCGATCCCAGCGGGTAACGACAAAAAAAGCGGAAAAATCACGTGCCCTTTTGCGGGTAGCTGTTTAAAACTTTGCTATGCAAAACGCGGAATGTATCGCTTTGGTAATGTAGAACGCGCGCTTACTCGACGTTACGAAGCGAGCAAGGAGGAAAATTTTGTTCAATTGATTACGAGCGAACTAAGCAAGGTTAAAAAAGGTAAGCAAATATACGTAAGAATTCACGACAGCGGCGATTTTTATTCGCCTGCATACTTCGCAAAGTGGCTAGAAATAGCTAGATTAAATCCAAACGTGCGTTTTTACGCGTATACCAAAAGCCATTCATTTATACGCGGTATTGAGTTGCCCGAAAATGTGGATTTTATTTTTTCGCTTGGTAGTAAAAACGACGAACTCATAGACGTAGAAAACGAAAGGCATTCCAAAATTTTCTATTCTGTAGACGAAATGCAGTCAAGCGGATATTCGGACGCGTCTTACCTTGACATTTTGGCGACCAAATGGCATACACCAAACCACAAAATAGGCCTAATCATTCACTAATAAAAAACACTAATAAAATGATTACTATTTTCACAATACCAAATTTTAAAGGTACAAAAATCCAAACCTTAAAGGCTTTAATTTTATGCGCTTTAATTGATTCCCTGTATTTAATCCCTTTATTATTTTAATAACTTAAAACACTAAAAAAATGAGAACTAGATATAAAAAATTAGAAACTATTTCGGGCCGTATAATTTTAGTACGGCCTAATTTTAGCAAAAAGGTATTTACTATTAAAACAGACGCGGCCATATATAGGACGTATAAATTATCAGGCCATGAATTCGACGAAAATTTATTTAATACAGGCAACGATTGGCAAAACTACCTTAAAACTTCTCAAGACTATTTTCCAATTAAATAAAAAACTACAAAAATGGGACGATTTATTACGGCACGATTCAAAAGCGCATGCGCTGAAACGGGCAAAATAATTAACAAGGGCGAAAATATATATTTCGACGGCAAAGCATACGGCGAAAATTCAACCGTTTATAAAGATAGAAAACAAGCGGGTCAAACTTTTGCCCATATTATGGCAAATGAGAACGCGTATTTTGATAACTTTTGCACAAAAAACAATATTTAAAAAATGGAAGATTTATTTGAGTATCCCGAATTATGGCCCGCTAATTTGCGGGCTATTTTGGCGCTGTATATGGCCAAAGAGCAAAACTACACTAATTTAATACGACTTGAAAACGACCTATTAAAAATCGGCTATTCGATCGAATACGGTTTGGATTGTGTCGCGTACAACTTGCAAAAAATAACGGGGTAAAATTAGGCATTTTAAGACGTTTAAATTTTCGCGCATACATTAC